CGGCGGCTTGTTCCGTAACAGCATCCAGTTCAGCCTGATATTTCCGATCATAGAAAGCCTCACGCTGGTTGCGTAAAAACTCTTCATCGGTCATACGCAAAATATTCTTAGAAATCCAGTGCTTGCTAAACATCCCTTCCACTACATTATTAGCCAAATCGAACTTGGTGCGCAAATGCTCAATCTCCTGAAGTTCTGCCAGCTTAGAGGGATTATTTAGTGCCAGTTTAAACGAAATCAAATCTTGGCCTCGGAATCCTAGTGTAAACAAATGCACAACAGCAATTTTTTCTAGCTCTGACATGAACGATCTTTGAAGCCGCTGAATCGTTCTCGCAAAGCGGATATCTTTCTGGGCTAGCGTAGTCTTATCTTCGTCGCCGCCTTCCGTCATACTCAAATAAGAGTGCGGAATTTTGATTGCCGAAAAAAGCTTATCCCGAATATACTTCACGTCATCAATATCATTGAGTTGTGAGGCGCCAGCTAGTGTGCTGATATCCGACCCTACGCCGCCGCGCATAGGCACAAAATAATCTTCCTCAACCGATAAGGGATTATAACGCAAATCTACACGGCCGGTCGTTGCATCCACAAGGGAATTTCTCTTCAATGAGGTCTTCACCTTCTCCATGTATTGTTCTACATCTTGAGGAGGAATATTGCCGACGTCAATTTTAAAGACCCGGCGCTCGGGGGCGCGCACAACCCGATAGGCAAGCATTGCATCCTCAATGAGAACCAATTGGCGCCAGATCCGGCGCGCTGGATCCAGCACGGATGTGCCATAAGGAGCATGCTTATCATTACCTAAAATTCTAAAGTGTGCAACTTGCCAATTTTCAAATGTCATATTGGCAGAGTTCCACTGATACTGAACGTAATTTGGATTGGTGGGGTCTTGCCCTTCGAGCCTCTCAACCTCTCCGGACGGCAGTCCAATTACGCTTTTAACCCCCAGCACCTCGTCAATATCTAAGTATAAAAAGAAATCGCCATACTTGCACATGGTGCGACACCATCCAAATGCATTAAATTCAATATTCAAAGCATCATAAAAGAGGGCCTCTAAGATCGTCTTAATTTCCTCATTGCGACATTCAATTTTAATGAGTTTATTATACTCATTAGAGGTTGTCATCTCGTCTGCATATATATCCAATGCTGATGCGATTTCTGGCATGTATTCCATTTGATCAAAATCGATATAGCGCTCATTGCGATTCTGATTCCGCATTGCGGCGGACGTCATCATGTTATAGTTGCGAGAGAGATTATCGGAAGAGCGCTTAAATTGTTGCCCGCTTGCGCTTTGGAACCGATACTGATATTTATCGAGAGCTGTGCGTCGTTCTTCTCGGGTGAACTGTGCGCGATAGTTAATGAGAGGGCCCGATAAAAGTCGAGTTAATCTTTTAAATAAAGGTGACGCAGGGTTGCGTGGGTTGTTTCGCTGGTCTGTGATTTTTTTACTATCCGGCATTTATCTATCCTTTAATAATTCCCAAGTATTGTTCCACAAATTTCTCTGCCTGGAGGCCTCGTTGTTGCTCTGTGCTTTTTTTATGTCCCAGCATCCCTGGAATGGTGGTGCTGAGAGTTTTTGTAGAGGTAGAAATGGCCGCTAAAGCATTCTTATTGTACTCGGTCAATCGTTGGTTCTCCACCAATACTGTATCCCTTACCCAACAGCCAATCGCGAACGACATCACCAGGTCGTCATTATATGATCTCATCGCTTGGGCTCGGCCGTTGTGCCAAATAAAAGTTTTCATCTCTGATAATAACCGGTTAGAGTTAATCTTAATTAGTTTGTTCCTCATAAACTCTTCCATCTTTGCAATCACCAGGGGCCTCGTTTTTGAAGATGTCGTAAAGCCCGGAACCACATTGGTTTTCCATTGGGCCTGGATAGGATCGACATAGTCGTGCGAGTTCTTCGTAGAGTAATATACGTTATTATATTCTTTATCGATCAATTTATTAAGTACTGCAAAGCCAATATTATTATTTTCAGCTACGATCATGCATGTTCCATATTCTTTGCCCGCATTGTATAACATATCAGCATAATCATCCGGGGTTGGCTTTCCAACATACTCCGCTACTATCTCCATCGTTTCTAAATCAAAAATATGAAATGCGGAATTATCCTGACCATCCCCTCGGGCTATGTCTGCCGCCAAGAGATAGGAGCCCCCCTCTTGATATTCTTCCCAAATCCAATAATTGCGATCAAAACCTGTTCGATATTTTGGCTCGCGAGTACCTTCTAAATATCGAGTTAAATCGTCTGGGTGTATAACCGTCTCTCCGGAAACGTTGAAGTTACATTCAAGTTCTTGAGCGATTTGCCGAGTTGACATGTTTTGTGTTTCTTTTTCATACCACAAAGCATCCCGATCCGGATGTACATCCCACATCAAGGTAGTCATATGAAAAGCGTTTATACCAGCTTCTGCCTCCACACATACCTTATGAAACCAATTTCCAACCCCATTCGGTGTAGACAATGCGATGCATCGACCTCCCGTTGACAGAGTGGGATAGAGGGCAGTCCACAGCTCAGCCAGTGCTTCCACGTGTGCCGCCTCATCAATCACGAGCAATGACAGCGCTTCGGAACGGCCGGCATCGGACGAGGTGGAAGAGGCTTTTATCTGAGATCCATTAGTCAACTCAAACGAGGTTCTGTTATCAATATTAATCTCAGATATCCTCATCCAGGGAGGGAGCTGTTTCATAATCTTTTTAACTTTGCGGACAAGATTGGTTGCGGTTTGTAGCTTCGTAGCTACAACTAAAATATTTTTATCGCGATGGAACAGCATCAGCCATACAACGTAAGCAGCTGTAATGGTAGAAATACCAAGCTGGCGTGCCTTTAAAACAACATTAAACCGATAATCATTAAAATCTTTCAAGAGTTCGTCTTGAAAATCATAAGTTTTAAATGGAATAAGTCCTCGTTGAGGATGTGATATCTTACAATAGCTAGTTATAAAATGGACCGGGTCTTTTCCCGATTTTACTACTTCCTTAAGTACTTCCTGCTTTGTAAGCTGATATCCCATAACACCTTATTAGTTGCCTTTGCGGGTGTCGTTGCGCGGGCGCTTATTTTTGGGCCCCAAAGCTAGCCAATCCTTAACGGCTTTTTCAAGACGATCCTCGGAGGGGCTTTTAATTTCATCCACGCCGGTGATTCCTCCGATTTTATAATCACAGGTGGCGCGTACATCGGTACGATAGTTAGATAATTTTTGCACTAGAACCGAAGGCTCTCCGATTTGAGTTAAAGATAAAGAATCGCCAGTGATTTTTTTATATTCTTTTTTAAGAAAAGATGCTATTTGCCTAATCATGCTAGCCATCTCATTTTCAAAACCATTCTTTATAACGTCCTTTAGGCGCGTCTCGCTTTGATATAAGATAGTTAAGTTTGGGCCCCCAAAGCGCACTGTAAATCCATCAGCGACGCGTCGATCATTAATAAGATGGCCCACTTCTCGATTGAGGCCTACCTTGCGTGCTTCCCCATCTGCATTCAGCGATTCCTCGTGGGAACCATCATATGCATTGGCTGCAGCTTGTGCAATTCCTTGAATAATTTCTAATGTCGTAGCCATTAATTAAGTCTCCTTCTCTGGGCGCCAACCGGCTAGCCAACGTTCTTCTCGATTTTCTACCCATTTAACGTAACATGAGCGGCAACATTCAAATTTATTCATGAAGAGGTTATCACGTACATCAAACGAATATTTATCACAAACAGAGCAAACCCTATTTGTATCCTTATTAAGTAGTTTTTTGTTTATTAAAAATCCGTCTTGTTCTACTTTGTCTTTGGTTTCGGCTAATTTAGCAAATTTCTTTTGTGCATCTTGGGATTGTGTAATGTATTCTTTCTCTTTATCCTCGTCCCAAAAACGACGTGGATTATTAATGGCTTCTTGGCCATACTTTTTAGAAATTGCTTTTTCTAGCTTAACAATATATTCTTGTTTATCTTTATCCATTATGGTACCTTAGCCGATGAGATGCCGTCTCCCGAAGCAAAGCTGCCGGCGCCGCCGGGGCCTCCAGCGTTATTTAAAGAGCCATTGCCGGTTCCCTGGACGTCCGTAATCGTGGTACCAGTTCCGCCATTATTGTCTCCCATTCTCCACCACGACAGGAGGCTACCAGATGTCGACAAATCTCCAGGCGCGCCGCTGTTATAAATGTCCGTAACATCACCCGATGTCAGCTCTTTGGTCCATATGCTAACTTCGTCTAAATAGCCCTTAAATCGATCTGAGTTTCCTAGAATGGCCCCGATCGCAACCGGCTGTGAACTATCGTTAAGAGACGAGTAGGAGCCCGCCGAAAATGGGTTTGTAGCTGAGCTGGACACCGCATTAAAATAGATTTTCATGCCACTAGTCCCTCCTGAGCCATCATAAGTCGCCACAACATGATTCCAGCTCCCCGTAATATTAAAAGACCCCCCGTATTGTTGAATATAGACTGAGCCGCCCGCGTCTCCATATAGTTTAAAATCTATAGGAGGAGGATCAGTCGGAGCATACCAGGGGGGATCCCCGAAGGTGAGGTGCCACTCCAGGGCAGCTGAGGTGGCGCCATAAGCAACATTTCCCTTGCTGGCGATCCTAAACCTTTTCATTGTAGCGGCATTAACCCAGGCACTGATACTGAATGCGTCATCGGAACCACCAGTAGTAAAGTGATAACTGCTGGGATTCGCAACCTGCATAGAGCCGGTTTGAGGGGAGACGAGTTGACGCAAGGCATATGTATTACTAAACCCCGTTACGAAGTCCACCCCATCTAAAGTTTCTATGTCTTCGGCATCAACCCCGTTAATGGAAGCTATATCGGCTATCTCTATCGCATTTACTTTGCTAACTTCTGCCATTATGTTATCTCTATATAGGTGCCATCCGGGCTAAAATAAATAACGTTGGCCGTATCGGTTCCATAGCCTACCACCCTTACAATATCGCCCGTCGATGACGGCGCCGTAAAACTAATAGTTCCGGAATCCAGCCCAACGTAGCAGGCGCCCCCTTTAACAAATGAACTGCTGTCTCCTAGCGTTGCAGCGTCAAAAAACCCACGTATCAACAACCCGTCAGATACAGCAGTTCCTAGCGCTATAGCCAGAAGTACTCCGCCGCTAGTTCCTGTCGCATCTGCATCTGTGTACTTCCATACTCCGGATGAGTTTAAGTACATAAGTTTTCCGGCAGCCAGGGCGTCAGTACCGTCTTCGGTTCCAAAAGTCACTACTTCGCCTCCACCCGTATTATCCGAGAGCCCAGTAGGATCATGATGAATATCTAAAGCCGTAGCGGGACCTGTGGTTCCTATGCCAACGGAACCCGTAATCAGAACGTCGCCAGCAAAGAGGGATTCCGCACCAGCCATAAGCATCGTGGAGCCGCTTATATGGCCGTCCACCAGCAGGCGTTCACGGTTGCCGTCCCATATAAATTTGCTATCTGCATCAAGAACACCGCCCCCATTAAATTGCACCTCTCCGTCTTCTCCTGCCGCAGGGTTCGACATAGACAAATTGGTTTCTAGAAAATAAAGAAGACCGTTTTTAGATTCTACCTCGGGGATCCACTTACTCACCTGTCACAATCTCCGTTGATAGTGCGAATATTCCCAACGATGCAACGGTGCCGATCCCAAAACCCAAAGCAACAAACCACGGAGCCGTAGAGGGCTTTTGCTTCGTTACAAGTTCATAAAGTCTATCATTTTCTAATGTTTTGAGTATCATCATCTGTTCGTATCGCGATTCCCACGACTTTATCTCTATGTCCTTATAGTTTAACTGTAATTCATAACGTTGTTCTTGCACGTGAAGTTCGTATCCGATGCGCAGATCGCACTCAGCATCTTCAAATTTCTTGTCT